TGAGGAATATATTTACAAATCTGATTATATTGCACCGCCACCTCAAGAGATTATTGAAATAGAATTTAATGATATGCCAGATGAAAGTATTAGTTTTGAAGTAGATGCGTTTACAGAAGAATTTAATGTAGAACCTATTGAAGAAATAAAAGAGATAGAAATAGTAGAAGTTAAAGAAGCTGAACAAGAACTTGAAATGGAAATTATGGAAGAAATGGAAGTAGAAGAAGTAGAAGAAATAGAAGAAGAAACCAAACCAGAACCTATTAAGCCCAAAGAAATAAAACAAAAGATAGCTAAAAAATTAATGGCAAAACAAAAGGATAAAATGAGTTCGCAATCTCAAACAACTCAATTAGCACTAATGGTAGTATTATCAGATATCAATTTTGAAAGTTATACCGATAAACAGATTAAAGATGGGCAATTCTATAAAGACATTGGTTTAAAAGACCAAAATGTGATAATAGATTATCAAGCAGGTATATTGGGGTATATAGATTACGGAATGATAAATGAAATGTAAAGGTGGTAAGTTCTTTATCATCTTATCTTTGATTGGTGCAATTATAGGTGGTGGTTGGAGTGGCTATAAATTCTATGATGACTACTTAGACATGAAAGCCAAAATAGAAGAATATACTGCACCAGATTTAAGCCACATTGATGAACAAATAGCAGTATTAAAATCAGAAGTTTCAATGGTATTAGAAGAAGTAAGTCTAGTTAATGATGTTGCCACCTCATTAAAGAATGATTTACGAGATGATATAAAAACCATGAAATCTGATATAAGATTACAGGATAGGGTAATTAAAGACGTAGAAACTATGGTTAAAGATATGGATAGGCAACTTCATCAAGACTTGAAACTATTAGAGGAAAAACTAGAATTAGATATTAAAAAAGCATTAGGCAACCCATTAGCAGGAGTAAAATAATGGCTACACAAAAGGAATTAGAAAAACAGTTAAAAGATATTAAAAAAGAAGTTAGAGAACTAAGAACCCATAATCAGTTTTTATTAGAAAGATTAGAGAAAGCACACGAAAGAAATGCTGAAATACGCAAACAAATGATGACTATGACATTTGATGATATAGTCAAAAATCAAAAAGAATTAGCACAATACCAAGAGAAAGTAGCTAAAGATAAAGAGTTGCTTGAAACATTTGACAAACAAGTAGAAGTGAAGTTAGATACCGCAGGGATTAACAATGGCGACACAATCAGAGAAAATCAACAAGCTAGATAAAGAGATAGCCTTAATTCAAAAGGATGTCCAAGTTATCAAAAACAATCATTTAAAACATATTGAAAACGATATTAAGAATATAAAACTTGTTGGTTATACTGTAGCTATTGGTGTCTTTAGCCAATTATTTATGCTCGTCAAAGACTTACTTCTTTAATGTCTAAAATAATATTCCTATTAGGGTGGTTTTGCCTTAATGGTGAATGTGTCAATGTAAACGAACAGTATCAATCCGTAGAGGATTGCAAAAATCAAGGAATGTTATTAAAGTCAATGTTAGATGAACAGAATATTCGTAAATATTTTTTATCTTGTGTTGATATCAATTCACCCACTTACTAGAGGTTCTAAATGGATGAGAAACAGCAAAAGGGCGTAGCATCCGAACTTATTGCTGAATACTATTTAACCAAAGCAGGATATTTTGTTTATACCAAAAAATCAGTTCAATCACCTGTGGACTTAGTAGCCATCAATCCAGATACAGGCGAAGTTCTTTTAGTAGATGTGAAAACAGCTAGTATTAGAATGACTGGCGGTCAAAAAGGTTCAACTATCCGCAGAGTATTATCAGAAGAACAAAAAAAACTAGGTGTTAATTTTCTTTATGTTTATGAGAATAAAATGTGCGAATTAGTTAGCTTTGATGGTGACACTGCTAACTCTAAAATACTCAATGAAGTATTATATTAAGGAGGCAAAATGACAGATAAAATAAACCCAACCTATTATAGAAAAAGCATAGAAGTATCAGATTTTATTGAAGAATATGACTTAAATTATTTTGAGGGAAATGTAATCAAATATGTGGTAAGACATAAATCTAAGAATGGACTAGAAGATTTGCAGAAAGCAAAATGGTACTTAGAAAGGTTGATTAAGAAATATGGACATTGATAAATTATGTGCTTCTATTTTGAAGCATGAAGGTAGCAACAAAGAAAATGGAATCCATGTACCTTATAAAGATACTGCAGGATTGTGGACTATCGGATATGGACATATGGTGACTAAAGATGAAATGGCTAATTTTAGTCCTAATAATAGATATACCGAAGATGAAGCTATACAGATTTTTAAAAGAGATGTGAATGTTGCTATTGATGGTGCAAGAGTATTTATTGACCCAAATTCAATTCCTGAAGATAAATTTTTAATTATTGTGGAATTATGTTTTTGGATGGGATTGCCAAGATTGCTTGGTTTCAAAATGGCTCGTAAAGCATTACAAGAAAAGAACTGGGATGAATGTGCTGACCAATTACTAGATTCCAAATTAGGAAGAAGTCCAGTAAGAGGCATTGTTAAAAGAATAACAGAACTTAGTAATAGAATGAGGAAAAAATAATGTTAAATAAATTATTAGGTGGTGGATTAGTAGATAGTGTTGGAAAGATAGTTGATGAACTACATACATCTGATGAAGAAAAAGCCGCCGCAAAAATAAAACTTAAAGAATTAGATAACGCATTAAATAAAGCACAAAC